TTGTATACCAAATTCTGTATCGTTTGGTCTATAAATATATCTTGGATTAAAGATTGTAGGATCACTTACAAATGCATTGTAATAATCTCTTTGAGCTTGTTTCAAGAAAGGCTTTACTATTAGATTGCTGTATAAGAGATCGTTAGGATCATTTACATTGATTACAAAATCTTTTTGTATTGCACTGAATCCAAATTGATCTTCTACATTTACTCTAAATCTATATGTTTTATCTATGCTCGTATTCCCGCCATCTAATTGTAGATTATCACTATCGATAGTTGTTAAACCAGATCTTGCAAATTCGTATGGTTCCCAAAAGCTAGCGTCTGTACTAAATGCTAAACTTGAAGTATGCGGAGCAACAGATTTATAACGTGTACCGTTATAGTCTATAACATCATTAGTATTATATTCTACTCCAGCCTTCCAAAAACTTCTATAATAGTTTTCACCAAACTGTTGTACCTTACCAAAAATTTCTCCATCTAATGATAAATTTAATCCAGGTGGTAGTACCCCACTAGAAAGCGTGTATCTTAAAACAGCACTAGGTACGCTAGTTTCTGCTTCTACTCTAAATGTACTAGTTAAATTAGCATTGATTGTTCCAAGTTCTTTGGGAGAAAGCCATGTAATTCTACTGTCAACTTCACCAAGTAATCTAACAGTAAATGTTTTTGCTTTTTCTGCAATGTTAGTTGTTTCGCCTGTTTTAATAGTAGAAAACAACTCAAGGCCTGTTCTAAGTAAAATTTCTGTTTCTCTGTTTAATCTTAAAACATGATAGTCGCTTCTATCTATTTCTGCAGAGGTAATCTTAAATACACTACCTTCTATATTAAGTGTAGTACCTATTAGATCTAATGTGTAGCTTGTAGGTAAAATTCTAAGTTCAGAACTTCCTGCTTGTGCTGCTTGCTGCATAAAGAAGCTAACTGTTTGACGATTGTCAACACCAGCAAAACGAATAGCCTTAACTGTAAATTTATATTCTCTAGTAATATCTGGTTGGTACGGAACACGACCAGCAACTTCTCCTGTGCGTCCGTCAAGTTCCATACCTGGCGGTAATATACTTGGTGATCCATCATCGTTAACTGGTTCTAGAGTATATCCTAAAAATCCGCTTAATGTGTTTGCATCAAGTACTTCTAAGAATAATGTTACATAATTATTGGCTCTTCGATATCCTAAATCACCTGGTGTTAACCATATTGGAGTTCTAACATGTGTATTATCTGCACTAAACGTAGCATTGCCTACTTGCATTAATGTATTATCTGCACGTAAGAAGTCGTCGCCTACAACAAATATTTTAAACTTGCGCTTTTCGATAGTGTCGCCGTCACTTACACTTACAATAAATTCATAATTTCTATTTAATTTTTTAGGCGACTTTGTAGGAATACTTAGATCGTAAAATGCAATATCATAATAAAAACTATCATAACCGTTTGCAGGTCGAACGCCGAAGTCAAATGGATATTCACCGTATGCATTATCGTCATAAAATCCTTGTGCTGCTAGTTTGTCTAGTGCTAGAACAGGATCTACAACACCTACAATTCTACCATCTCTTGTTAGTTGTATTCCTGGCGGTAATTGTCCATCGCCACTAGCAATAAAATATTCTAATGTTTGTCCTGCTGCTGTATCATCATCTTCAGCTTGAAGTTGGAATTCTACAGGAGAACTATCTAAAATATAAAAACTATTATTATTACCAACAGGTAGATCTCCTTCTGGAGTTATCCAATCTGGAGCATCTTCTCCAAATACTGTTATAGAAAAAGTCCTGTCAGCTATACCATTGTATGTTGCTCTTAGAACAAACGTAAATTCAGTAACTCTAGCAACCTCCGACGGTGTTCCTATTATGTTGAGTCCGTTTATTCTTAGTCCTGGCGGCAGCGAACCACTAATTAGACTTACAGTTGTTTCTGCTAAGTTGTCACTAACAATAGGTAAAGAAATTTGAAGAGTTTTGTTTTCTTCAATAATGCCTAAGCTAGATCCATTTGATTTGGTCCACGATAATGCCATACCTTGTTTCCTTCATATAACATATTTATCGTTAAAACGAAGGACTGTTGATTGTACCTGCTGAAAGATTTTTTGGAGTAGGTGTAATAATTGTACCAAAATCAATATCAAATTGTGTAAACACCCAGTCAAATATATTAGTAATATTGGTTGACGAAATGCTGCCAAAATCCCAACTGTTTGCGCCTTCTCTATATTGATTTAAATCTCTAATATCAATGCCGTGTACTAGACCAGTAACATTACCGTTTAATGGACCTTGTAGTTGTGAAGCATTAATTGTGCCTGCACTTGTAATATTATGTCCGTTTGCATTTAAAGAAGCGCCTAGCACAGGATTAAGATCATCGGAAACTGATCCTAGTGCTTCGGATTCAATTTGTAAACTATTACCAACAGTTTCTGTTCTAATTAAACGTCCACCAGTTATGTCAATAGTTCCACCTTCTGTAATTGTATAGCTACCTACATCACCTTGTACATCAAACTGTGTAACACCTGCATTTACATCTACAGTAATTGAATTTCCATCTGAAGTTAATGTTACATTGCTGCCAGCAACAATGCTTTTTAACCTAATATCAGCACCGTTAATATTTGAAAATATTCCTTCGCCGCTACCTAAGTTTGTAACTGTTGATGCTTCCGGTGAACGAGCATCTAGGTCATTAAAGTTGAAAATAACTTTTTCAAATGCTTCTCTTAAATCATCACCTGTGCCGTCGTTTGCTTGTGATCCTAGATTAATTGTTTTAAGTGCCATGCCCTTCTCCGTTTTATATATTTATCGTATTAGTCAATCCAAGGATTACTAGTTTGCCAAGCACCGTTTGCAAATATTGCGGTTGCTACACCAGTCCATCTAGTACCGTCAAAGTCTAATTTAAACGGCTGCCAAGTCAAGTCTTGTTCTACAATCCAACTTGATGTATCGCTGTCCCATCTGCGCCAGTTTGCTATTTCAACATAGTGTTGATTAGACCCAGCGCCGCTGCCTGGGACAAAATGCATTATCTGTCCTTCTGTTCCGTCTGCTAACGTCCAAAAGTCATCATCACCGTCTGCACTGTTTAGTACTTGTAGTGTTTTGGTTACATCAAGTGCTGTAGCGGTCCCTGAATTAGCACCACCAGTTGAAGTTGTCTTTGCAAATTTTACAACATCGTTAAAATTAACATCGCTCTCGATTGTTGTTGTACTTCCTATAACTAAAGTTGTGGTAGCGCCAGTTTCGCCGCCGTATATTCTATTTGCGACATACAAGTCATTTGTATTAGCATCTTGTTGTACAAATATATCATATGTAGTTACATTAGTAGGATTGATTGATACAACACCGTTGTCGTATGGTCCTACTATCTTACCATTTACGCCATCTACTAATAGTGTGCTATCATCAGCAAATACACTACCGCTAATGTCTAGTGTTTGTGTAGGTAAAACTGGAAGTCCGTTTGTTTGTATTGCTCCGCCTACAATAGCAGCATAATCTAAATTGTTTGTAAAATCACTTAGTGCTGTTGGAGTATTTGTTAAGTCGGTATAACTACCACTAGTTGCTACAGTTGCTAGGCTTGATGTATCTGCCTTTAGTGCAAGTGCTGATGACACAGTTGTTGCAAAGTTAGGATCGTCGTTTATTGCAGCACTTAGTTCGTTCAAACTATCAAGTGCTGTACTTACGCCTACACGTAAATCGTCATCTAATGCTTGCACAGCCGCATCAACATATGTTTCTGTAGCATAACCTACAATATCTGCTTTTAGTGTAGCAACAGTATTGTCGCTGGCTTTTAGTAAACTTAATACTTGTCCTGATCCACCTATTTCTTCATCAAAGAACACGAACCCGTCTGCTCTAAGTTTTCTTGCATATACATCATCAAATCGTAATGTGTTACTACCTAAATCATATGTTGCATCTGTAGCAGGAGTTAGATTTTGTGCTAACGCACTTAAATCAGTACTAGGCTTGTTTGTAAGATCGTTGTAGTCTCCGCTAAACAATAAACTAGTATTATCAGTTAAGTCACTTACATCACTAGGTATACTAGGAGCCCCAGTAAGATCTGCGTATGCTCCACTAAATCCTGTTAGTGCAAGTGTGTTTGCTGTATCGTTGTATGCTACACTTATACCGCTGTGTGTAGCATTTACGATCATTTCACTTACATAGTCCTGTGACAGTTCCTTTAGTTCTGCTGTTGTTCCGCCTGTTAGTGTATACAACTCTGTAAAGTTGTCATTGATTTTGTCAAAGGCATCGCGAAGCGGATCACCATCGCCTTTATTAGGACTTGAACCAATGTTAATAGTTTGTTTTGCCATTATAGTCTTCCTACTACTACTTCAATGACGCCTTTGCCGTCGCCAACTTTTGTTTCTACAGCCTTACCTATGACTGTACCCATTTTTGGATTATTGTCTACAACAGCATAACCTGGTATTGCACTAGTAACTAGCATATCGCCTTTGAACACTGTTCCTATTACTTTACATGGTACACGCCCTTGTAGTGCAAGTCCTACTACATGATCGCCTTCTAATGTGCCATTCATTAAATGTGCTGGATTAGTTGTAACTACACCAGCAACTCGTCTGTCACCCTTGACGTTAGTTGTTGTAATCTCTTGTTCACCGCCAAACACTAGTACAGTTCCTGGTTCGTAATCTGCATCACCTAAGTAGTTTTCTGCCAAGTCAGCATATCTTGCTTTGGTTGCTGTTACTCCAAGTACATCAGTACTGGTATCATAACTTAGTCCGCTTGCAACATATACATCTTCACTAGTTGCTGCACTGGAATTGTCAGATCCTAAAAGATAGATTGTACCACTTGCAGAATTAGTTTTTACCTTGTTAGCTGTGGTTGCTGTGGTTGCTTCAGACACACTAGTTGGTGCTGCTGGTATATTAATACTTAATGTATTAGTACTCTTAGTATAACCAGTAGCTGTTCCATCTTGCGTAACACTAATAGTTACGCCATCCATTGAATCTTTCCAACGACCTTCTGTATAGTAAAGGTTAGTTGTACCTTCAGTTAAATTGTCCGTTGTAAGATTTGTACTAGCATCGCTCTTCAAATTGGTTACATATGTAGCTGTTGTCGCTGTACCATTAAAGTTTGTTGCATATACATTGGCCCACTTGTTAGTTGAACTACCCAAGTTCTTTAGTGGTGCATTGCTGTTACCAGTATCAACTGTTGGTATAATATTAGTATCTACTTTAGCAGAAATGCTAAGAGTAGTACTTGTTGTACCAATGTCCATGTCACCGTCAACGTCTAGTGATCCTGGAATGCCAACAGCTGGTTTTCCACCATCAGTAGCACTACCAGTAATCGTTAGTCCATTTGTTTGGGTTTCACCATGTACGTTAACACTAAACGCTAACTTACCATAACCAGTTGTTGCATTAACATCAGTTACCTCGCCTACTATCTGCGCACTGTTTTTGTACGCACCATCTGCCATTCTGTTTTGGAAACTAATAACACCAGCATCGTCGCCGTTTTGAGTAGTATCATCTTCACGTTTTAGTACAAGTTGTGCCGCAGCGTTTTCTTCGGTGATGTATACTTGATCAGCTTTTATGTAACCGTTCACGCTAAGTTCAGGATTTGTTGCTCCTGGGTTAACAGTTAAGAACGCACCAGTGTAAACATTTTCGGCTGTTGCAGAGTCGTTGTTACTGTCAACAAATGTAGCATAATATGTTGCGTTGGTTGTTGACTTCGTAGTTTTTACTTTAGATGCTGTATCAGCATTACCACTAAAGCTACCACTGAATACCCCTGCTGTTAGAGTATTGGTACTTGGGTTATAGGTTAAGTCAGTGTCTTCGTAGACCGCATACTTGTCAGTTTCGCTTGCTGTTGCATCTGCATCTCTAAACAAGATATTAAATGCTTCGTCTGAGCTTGATGCGGTTACTTTAATCTTGTCAGCATGATCAGCAATACCATAGAA